GTTGTTAATGAGGATAACATGGCTCAAGTAAAAGGTATGTTGGATGGTATTAGTGCTTAAACAAAACTATCGGCTTGAAGATTTAATGTTCGACCAAGCCGTTAGGTTGGAAAAGGAAGGCCACGCACAGGAAGCAGGGAGCAAACTGCGCGATGCGCTACGTGCTGACACACTACAAAAGACATCCCTGAATAAGATAAGATCACACGTGATAAGAAGTGCTGTTGCAGAGGATCTTGAATTGTTCCGTGATGATTTTGATGTTCTTGCGGAGCCTTATTTTAATCAACATACTGAGACCACAGAGACACAGATTTGGCCTCATTTCGGTAGGCGGCTTCCTAGCCGCACTCAAAAGAAAAAGAATAGGGCGAAGCATAAAGCCCTTAAACTACTAAAGACTTCTAATCGTAAGAAGGTTGAGGAGGAAGAATAAACAGTTTTGTTTCTCCGCAGGTTTTTCCTAAGTGTTTTCCCCTGTGGAGCGGCTAAGTGGGAGAGAGGCCGTCTATATCCTCCTACAATGATGAGTGGGTTGCGTCCTTTCGACCTATGTTATCATCGGGTAAGCACGATACGTTAGTCCTCCTTCCGCGAAGGGGGAGGCACCTAATTTTAAGTAGTGGAGAGTGTAACATGGCTAAACAGACAGATTTCATAGAGGTTGGGGGGGATTGCTACCCTCGCATAACTATACGCTGGAAAGATATTGTTGGAGACAGTGCTATGGTTAAGCCTACTGATGCAAGTAAGCTGGTTTGCCCCATTATGTACACAGAAGGCTACTTGTTTGATTGTTTTGAGGAGGACGGAGAGAAATATGTCCGAACTTTTGCAACGTGGGCGTATGACGAAGAAGAAAAAGAAGCTAGCTTTGGGGATAGGAATTGTTTTCCTGTCTGTGTTTTAACTAAGGAAAGTAGGCGCAGTTTGAAGATTGCTCTTGCTTGGGTGGAGGCTAATAAAGTTGACTGATAACATTATTCAATTCCCTAAAAAACTAAATGGTTCCGCACCTGATCCAGAACCTATGGAGATAGAGGTGTTAGTTTTTAGCTGTGGTCACACAGCAGGGCATTTGCAATCGGATGGCACTATAAAATGCTCCACTTGCTATGAAGTGGTAGATAATGCGGGGTGGGGGATCATAGAAGATGAGGATGATCCAGAGTTAAGTTAATCTGTCCGCCATACCACGAAAGTACATTCACATTAACAAGTTAACAGGGAGAGCAGAGTATGGCACGGGAGCCTGAACAACTAGAACTACCTTTTGATCCGCCATTAACAGATAGTCGCGCCCAAGTACGAGCAGAAGTCTTACGTACTGCTGAGATGTACGTTACGAAAGACAGGGCTGGCGAACACGGGAATATGGAGGATAACTTCAAATCCATAGCGGCCTATTGGTCACAACATCTTGGCACGAAAGTAACTGCTGTGGACGTTGCCATAATGATGACATTATTGAAGATAGCCCGTCTAGGAAGCAATGAGGCAAATCTTGATAATTGGGTAGATGGGTGCGGTTATCTTGCCTGTGGCGGTGAGCTTGTTTCTGATAAGCAAGGCGACTAGGTATGGATTTGATAACCATAGACTTTGAAACTTATTACGACAAACAGTTCTCACTATCGAAAATGACAACGGAGGAGTACATACGTGATCCTCGCTTTGAAGTTATTGGAGTGGGAGTAAAGGTAAACAATAACGAAACGGAGTGGGCCAGTGGGACGAAGGAACAAACCAAGGCGTTTTTACAAACATTCAACTGGGAAGCGGCTATGTTATGTGGTCACAATGTTATGTTTGATGGTGCCATTGCTAATTGGGTTTTTGATATTACTCCTCGCGCTTATACCGATACTTTGTGTATCGCCCGCGCTGTGGACGGGGTGGAAGTTAGCGCAAGTCTCCATGCGCTTGCTGAGAGACATGGTTTGGGAGTTAAAGGCACAGCCGTATCGGATGCACTCGGGAAAAGAAGAGAAGACTTCTCGGCAGAAGAACTCTCAAGATATGGAGATTACTGTATAAACGATGTTGAGCTAACCTATGCGCTCTTTAAGAAGATAGGGAAGGACTTTCCCAAGAAGGAACTTAAACTCATAGACTTAACCTTGAGGATGTTCGTAAACCCTGTTCTTGACTTAGATTTAGGGCTATTGGAACAACATCTCACTGAAACACGTGACCACAAGGATGAGTTATTAGGGGCAGCCCAGGTAGATAAAAAAGATCTTATGAGCAACCCCAAGTTTGCCAAGTTACTTGAGGGATTGGGAGTAACGCCTCCCATGAAAATAAGTCAGATCACAGGTAAGGAAGCGTTTGCTTTTGCCAAATCTGACGAAGGTTTTATGGCACTTGCTGACCATGAGGATACATCTGTTCAAACATTGGTTGCGGCCCGACTTGGGAACAAAAGTACGTTAGAAGAAACTAGGACACAGCGGTTTATAGATATATCGAAGCGTGGCCTATTGCCTGTACCTGTCAAATATTATGCGGCTCATACGGGTAGGTGGGGAGGTGATGATAAGATCAACCTGCAGAACCTCCCTAGTAGGGGCGTACATGGTAAGAAATTAAAGCGTAGCATAATACCTCCCGATGACATGTCCTTGATTGAAGCCGATTCCGCTCAGATAGAGGCTAGGGTACTAGCATGGCTTGCCGAACAGGATAATCTGGTGGAAGCATTTACCAACGGAGAAGATGTCTACAAGAAAATGGCGGCACGTATCTACGACAAGGACGAAGCGGATGTAACCAAAGAGGAACGGTTTGTAGGTAAGACCACTATCCTAGGTGCAGGGTATGGCATGGGTGCTGTGAAATTCAAGGATCAGCTAAAGACATTCGGTGCAGATATGGAGTTGGCTGAAGCACGAAGGGTCATCAAGATTTACAGGGAAGCTAATTATAATATAGGTCAGCTATGGCGTAACGCTCAACAGAGTATAGTTAACCTCTCTCGTGGTGATGCCATATCATTTGGCCGTGGTAACCTGTTATCAGTAGATGTTGACCGCAGTGCACTGCGACTACCCTCTGGTTTATTGATGCGGTACACAGACTTACGAGGGGATAAGATTATCACCGAATTTGATGGCATACCCACTGAAACCGTTGAATACACTTACAAAACTAGACGAGGCCGAACCCGCATCTATGGTGGTAAGGTTATAGAGAATGTGTGCCAAGCCCTCGCTCGTTGTATTATTGGCGAGCAAATGTTAGAAATATCAAAGCGTTATAAGGTTGTTTTAACAGTACATGACTCCGTTGTGTGCTGTGTACCGGATGAAGATGTGGAAGAAGCACAGAGTTATATAGAAACTTGTATGCGTATGGTGCCTGAATGGGCCGAAGGACTACCGATAGATTGTGAATCGGGCGTAGGCAAATCTTATGGAGATTGTGAATGATTGATGACGTTAATAAAGATATAAACGATGAGTGGATCAAATTGTTAAATCATGTAGGAGAAATAGCCCCTGATGATTTAGTAAAAATACAAGACATGAACGAAAAGTATGGTGTAGTGCCAAAAAATTTGTTTGAGCAAGGGTATCGTAGTGGTTGGAACTCAGCCGCTTCTATCATACAGGAGCAGTTGGAAGAGGTTGAAGGGTGAGTATTGATCCTTGGTCTTTCAGTAAAATAAAGGCATTTGAACAATGCCCAAAGCAATTCTATCACATGAGGATTGCCAAGGATTATGCTGAATCCGAGACTGAGGCGATGCTGTATGGCACTGCGTTCCATGAAGCCGCAGAGGAATATGTAAGGGATGGAACCTCAATGCCTCCACAGTTTGATTATGCTGTAGCGGCACTCGATATATTAAAGGATAAGCAGGGTGACAAGTTATGTGAATACAGGCTAGGGCTTACGCAGGATCTGAAGCCTTGCGGGTTTTCTGATGAAGGAGTTTGGTTCAGAGGGATAGCCGATCTAATTATATTGGACGATGATCTGGCGTGGGTTATTGATTATAAAACAGGCAAGTCTGCGCGGTATGCTGATAAAGGACAGCTAGAACTTATGGCGTTGGCTACATTCAAGCATTTTCCACAAGTCGAGAAGGTAAGGGCTGGATTGCTATTTGTAGTATCCAAAGACCTGATAAAAGATGTATACATGAGAAGCATGGAAAGCATACTGTGGGATAAGTGGCTATCCGATTATTCCAGTATGCAACAGGCTTTTGAAAATGATGTATGGAATCCGCGACCTAGCGGTTTATGTAGACGCCACTGCGCCGTAACAGAATGTGCCCATAACGGGAGAAACTAATGCCTTATACGAAATCCCCCCGCCCTTATAAACATGAATACCAGAAACAGAAGGAGCGCGGCGAGCATAAAAACCGTATGGAGCGTCAGAGGGCAAGGCGGGCAGTGGATAAGAAAAAAGGTAAGAGTTATAGAAAAGGTAAGGATATAAGCCACAATAAAATGTTGAGTAAAGGTGGCACTAATGCAGACGGATACAGATTAATGGACCCTAGTGAGAACCGTAGTAGGAACGGACAGAAGCCGAGGAAAAAGAAAAGTTAGTTTACACAGGGAGAGCGGCAGTGGAGATAATAAATAATATAGCAATACTACTAAAATTACGTGATCCAGAACAAGTTACCACCAACATACCTCAAAGTCGTAAGCTCGAAGATAATAATGTGCTGGTAAAATGGGGTGTTAACGAAACTCACAAACTAGAAAAATTAAATATAAACGTGCCATCACCTATACAGGGACGTTACAACTGGCCCGGGCAGTATAAACCCTTTGAGCACCAAAAAAGTACATCAGCTTTTCTAACCAAACACAGGAAAGCCTTTTGCTTCAACGAACAGGGTACGGGTAAGACCGCCTCTGCTATATGGGCGGCAGACTTTCTTATGAAGCAAGGGCTGATAAAACGTGTATTAGTAATATGCCCGCTCTCGATCATGGACAGCGCATGGCGTAGTGACTTGTTTAGTTTTGCCATGCACAGAAGCGTAGACGTGGCCTATGGTTCAGCAGATAAGCGGCGTAAGATAATAGAGGGTGGGGCTGAGTTCATAATAATAAACTATGATGGTGTAGAGATTGTATCTGACACTATAGCTGATGGTGGTTTTGACCTTATTATCGCAGATGAAGCTACTCATTATAAAAATGCGCAGACTAAACGCTGGAAAACACTAGATAAAATAATGAAGCCTGAGACTTGGCTGTGGATGTTAACCGGAACCCCTGCGGCCCAAAGCCCCTTGGATGCTTATGGTCTGGCTAAGTTAGTAAACCCTAAATCAGTACCACGTTTCTTCGGCTCGTTTAGGGATATGGTTATGTATAAGGTATCAAATTTTAAGTGGGTACCAAAGGATACAGCTACAGAAACAGTGTTCAAGGCACTACAACCAGCCATACGGTTCACAAAGGATGACTGCCTAGATCTCCCTGACATGATCTATGTTAAACGGGAAGTTGAACTGACACGACAGCAGAAGAAATATTATAAGCAACTCCGTGATAAGATGGTTATGCAAGCGGCTGGCGAGGAAATTACTGCTGTGAATGCGGCGGTTAA